TCGGTGCGTTCGGTGGAGACCGCGGCCTTGTCCTGGCCGGCAACATACTCCGGCACCCCGGACAGCTTGAGCTTGACCTCAGTGGTGCGGGTTGTCACACGCACCACCTTTCACTCGTCGCGGACCACCAGATACTTGACCCCGCGTGCAGTCTTGGCGCCTTCATGGTCGTTGCCGACCGCAGCCTCCAGCACCAGGCAGGCTTCGCAGGTCCGTCGTTTCACATCCCACCGGCCGCGGTTGGCGCCGTCGGTGGTGACATCCAGTGGATGGCCGCAACCGGTACAGGCCACCGCATCCTCGGCCAGTAGGGCCAGCAACAGATCCCGGTCCTCGTCGGTCCACACCGGGTCGCTGGTAGTTACCCAGCCAGTGATCCGGCCGGACTTGTCCCGCTCGACGGTGGTTCGCTGTCCGGGGGATCGGCCAAAGAGCGCGGAGCGGGGGACACCGACGGCTCGGGCGGCTTCGACTTCACGTCGGAGCTCCGGGACAGCACGAAGGCGTCCAGCGAGAAAGGGACGGTGCTGCGGGCCTGGATAGTCAGGTCCCGGGCGGCGGCGAACAGCTCACCCCACGCCCCGGCGGACAGGGCGGCATGCAGCCGGGTCAGCTCGTCGTCGGACAGGGCCGGTTCGACCAGGCTGGCCGCCACCACCTGCTGGGTCCAGGCCACATACCCGGCCACGTCCTGGGTCGGGTCGACCGGCATCCGGGCCCGCAGGTTGGTCCAGGCCAGATCATCCAGGGATTGCAGGATGAACGGCTCTTCCCAGTCCTGGATCTGCTTACGCAGGTCTTCCATCTCATCGAGGATGGCTTGGGCTTCCGGCGTGGCCCCGGCCAGACTCTGAGCCAGACTGCCGCCGAGCCCGTCGAGTCGGGCCTTGAGCGTCTGGTAAGCCTCGTCCAGTTCGGGACGCAAGCTGACCGCGACGGTGGCCCGCCGGCGACGTTCCAACGCCCCGAGGATGGTGGCAACATCACGGCTCACGCGACAACAGCCCGCTCCGCCGGGTCGGCGATCATCGCGAAGTCGAGCTCGAAGTCCCAGTCGTTGGGTGGGTCAACCTCGTCGGAGCTGCCGCATTCGACCTGCCAGATCTGCAACGTGCCGTTAGCCCCGCCGTTGCCCTGGCCGGTGGCGAAGGTGGTGGCCCGGGCCAGGCCACGGCGGCAAGCCAGGTAGCCGGAGGTCTTACGGGGGAACAACGCCCAGGCGGTATCGGCGACCGTGTCGTGGTGGAACGCCAACTTGATCGCATAGGCGACGGTGCTGAACCGTTCCCACTCGTAGATGGTGCCCAGGTTCCCGGCCGGAGTCTTGTTGTTGGTCACCCCGATGGTCAGTCCGTCGGAGCGGAGCAGGGTTTCCAACCGGGTACCGCCGTTGAGTTCGGCGGCGGTGGGGGAGCCGATGGTGGAGATGGCCGCCACCCAGGCCACGGCCGTGTTCGCGTTGAGGATGATGACAGCCACTGCTACTCCTCGGACTCGGCCGGGTCGGCCTGCTGGTCGGATTGGTCTTGCACCGGCTCATTGGCCGGGACATCAGGATCGGCACGGGTGGCGACACCGCCGCCGTGGGTCTGCATCACTTTGAGGAGCTCAGCACCACTCGGGTCGGCGGGTGAGATTGACAACTGGATCGCATCCAGGTCGGTTGCGTCGGCATAGTCACGCAGGATGATCCGGTGCGCGTCGTCGCCGGGGATCGCGTCGGAGACCCGGACCCAGCCCAGATCGCGGTGATGTTCCACGGATGATTCGGGCATCATCGCCACCCCACCAGTGGCCGGGTGGCGCATCACGTAGCGGTCCACGTCACACCGACCAGATCTCGATGGTCACCGAGGTAGTGAACGAGTGGTTGATGGTGATCAGGCCGGACGCGTTCTGTGCGCTGTTCGGAATCCGGATCATCTTGGTGGTGCCGTTGGTCACCGTGACGGTCGGGTTGGTGGCCGCCGAACCCAGCGTGGTAAGGGTCGGGTCGACGATGGTGACCGTGTCCGGTGAACCACCGCCGTTGATCACCCGGGCGATGATGCCGGTCAGACCGCATTGGGTGGCGGCGACCGTGTCCGACGCGGAGACCGCCACCGGCGCCGGCGCGACCCCGGCCAGGGTCAGGGACGTGGAAGTCAAAGCCGCCATTGCGGCCTCCCTTGTGTGATGGAACGGTTTGGCCGCCGGCGGCAGGCCTAGATAGTGACCCGGAAGTGGTAGATGACGACCTCGTCAAAGATCAGGTCACCGATGGTCCGGTCCGGATTGGGAGCGGTGCTGTCGGACTGCTGCTTGACCAGGCCGGCCACAGCGGTCGGGTGTCCGGGGATGACCGGGATCTGATCCAGCAGGGCGGTACGTACCCGTTGCGCCACGGCGGTGGTCGACTCGCGGGTGTCTCCGACGCAGTGGCAGATCAGCCGCACGTCCAAGGTCCGCGACAGCCCGTCCAGGGCGTTTGAGCCAGCCGGGTCTGGCCGGCTGGTAACCGGATAGACCAGCACATAGGGCCGTGGTGCATCGGTGGGCCGGTTGCTGTCATAGACGGTCAGCAGCGAGTCGGCTTGCAGCAGTGTCATCCCGGCGGCGACCACAGCGGTGTCCAGCAGGTCAGTCATGCCGCTACCGGTCGATCCAGGAACAGCCGTTCGGCCAGATCGGCCAGGTTCTGCTCGAACCGGGGGACCTCATGGTCGAGCGCCGGATTCAGGTGCGGGTACGGGACACTGTTGGCCGACCCGTACTCCAGGATGTTGCCGAGTGGGCCCTGCGGCAGGTGCGCGTCCGGTCCGATCGAGCCCTGGATACCACCACCGGCGGTGTCGTCCACGTCGTAGCTGATCGAGCGCGGGTAGTGCGGCAGATAGGTCGGATGGTGGTGGCGTAGATCAGAGATGATCTGCCGGGCCTCGGTCTTGATGTTCAGTGAGCCCTTGGCCACCACCTTGCGGGCCTCGGCGCGGAACACTTCGACTGTATGCCGAAAGGTTGTGGCCAGATCGGCGAGGTCGCTCATCCGGTCACCTCAACCACCTGGTAGCGGGCGGCGGTGGTCTGCGACCCGACCCGGTCGCCGGGTAGGTGGTAGACCCGCCCGACGATCTGCGCGTCGGTCGACGACGCGGTGATGGTGATCTGGTCGTTCACCTGCAAGATCGGTGTGCCGAAGGGTAGGTACAGCATCGGTCGTTGAATGTTCTCCGGGCCGCCGGCGATCTGCGCCGAGTTGATGGTGGCCTGCGGTTGTTTGAGCCGGCACCGCCCGGCGTACACGGTCATGATCTGCTTGGTGACCTGGCCGGTGTCCAGGTTGGTGGTCCGGCCGATGGTGCGGATCACCGAGCAGATGTCGCTCAGCCGGACCAGGCTGGTCCGGCTGCGACCTTGGGCCAGGATCAGCGCGAGGCTCATGCTCAGCCGATCCGGGTCAGAGCGGCTGGTCGGCCGTACTGCTTGCGTAGCGCCGCGACCATGAACTTGGACAGCTCCAACGTGCCGGCCAAGGTGTTGTAGGTGGCCGAGTAGTCGTCGATCGACTCGGAGCGTAGGGACTGCGGGTTGCCGTACGCCGAGGTGATCATCGAGATACAGGCGGCCCGACCCAGTTGCAGCTGCTGCGCACCCGGAGCGTAGCCGTGATCGTAAGTAACCACCACGACGCTCGCATCGGGCAGCAGGTTCTGCCAGTTGAACGGCTGGCCGCTGATCCCCCAGACCGGGAACGGCCAGTCGACCGGCCACCCGAAGTTGGTCTGCCAGCCTTTCTGCCGGAACAGCCGACTCCCGATGACCTTGTAGTCGTTGGCGGCAGTGGTCAGGGTCACCCCGTCCAGCACCACCGAGGTCACGGTGGTAACCGGGAGTTGGGGCAGGGTCAGCCACGATTCGCCGAGCCCCTGGATGGCCAGCACATCACCCAGGACCTGGATGATGCGTTGCCGGCCGCACACCGCCTGGATCACCGCGGTCGCGGTTTCGATCAGGATGGTGGCTTTGGTGGTGTCGATGTCAGTGCGTTCCAGCACCGAGGAGATGTCGGCGACGGTGCACAGCTGGTCAGCCACGCCGACCTCCCCTCGATGCTGGAGTGCAGGTCAGGTCGCGACGCAGTACGGGGCGAAGTTCGCCAACGTCGGGGTCGCGATGGTGGCTGGCGCGGTTGTGGTCAGGGCTGACCCGGAGGTCTGCGCCAGGTTGTTTTCCCCAGTCACGACCGGGGGCGCGCACAGTGATCCGAGCAGGGTCGGCACGGTGGTTGCCTTGGCCATGATCGCCGCCCAGTAGACCCCAGACTTGGTGATCGTCTGAACGGCGCCCAGGGCAAGAGTCTTCTTGGTGAACGCCGCCCAAGCCCCGGAGGTCTGGTCGGCGGACTGGGACAGCAGGGCCGGTGTGGCCGCGCTGGAGTACAGCGCGAACCACCAGTTGGTAGGGGTGCCGGCCGCGGTGGCACCGGAGATGAACGACAGGTTGGTGATCACGTCACCGGCGGCCAGGAAG